CTAGTAGTACTTGTTGTACTTGATGTACTTTTAGTAGATGGTTTTACATTCCCTGAAGAATCTCTTTCGAATGTAGCTCCATATGTTGCAAATTGAAGACCGCCATCAGCATCTCCTTGTGGCAGAGCAACTGATATACCTTGACTTCCATCAGGGTTAGTAACAACTTTCCATCCAATAACTGCTGGGTCATTACCGTAAAGTTTTTGATACTCAACAGGTATTGGACCTGGAGTAAACCCTTCACGTATAAACATTTGAGAATCTGCAATGCTAGCACCTGCTACTGGTTCTGCTTTACTAATAGGAGAAAATAATTCTGTTGTTTGAAATTGTGCGCTTGCTGGCTCTACACCCAGTTCTGTAGATGCAGCATCAATAGCAGCTTGTACTTCTGCTGCAGTTGCAGGAGTAGTTGGGATGCTTCTACGGCGACGACCAAATGTGGCGCCTTCGTCAATTAGCATATCTTCTCTAGCCATTATTACCCCTGGAATCCGAAGTCACGAAGGACTCCTAATGCAGCGTTTGAAACTTCTTCTTTAGCCGCACCTGTGTACTGCCAACGATTATCTTGACGTAACGCTTTTTTGAAATCGTACAAGTTCATATCACCCTTATCGGTAATAGCCATACGGAGAGTACTATCGTTAAGGTCAATCTCATCTGGTTGTAGTTCAAGTTCAGTTGCCATAGTTCTACGATATGGTGCGTAGATAGCTTCTAAATCATAACCTTGACCAAGCAAGCCACGTACATATTGTGGTTGTCCTTGTGCAGCTAACATACGAGCATCCTGTGCTACGCGGTTAATATCAATAGAGCCATCTGCTAGACCACGCAGTACTGCTGTCTCAAGATCGCCACCTGCAGTAATTGCAGATACATTGGGCAAGACATCCTTAAGACTAAATCCGTTTGCCTTAGCAATACCTTGTAATGTCTGGTAGTTCTGTAGTGCTTGACCACCAAAGCCAGTTTGCTTTGTACCTGTTCCAACGATGCTTGTTGTCTTTCCAATGAAAGGAGTAATCAAAGCATTGATTGCTAGTGGATCATCTTCTAAATTACCATCATAAATCTTTTGAGCAACGCTTTGAGCTTGCTCGTCTGTAAGAGTTACACCAGCAATTTCTTTTGCCTGTGCTTTAACAGAACGTATTTGCTTGCCAAGATACATACCGTATTCGGTATTCTTGACATCTTCGCCAGCCTTAAGAAGATCATTATACTTCTCACGGTTAACAATCTTTGTACGTACTGACTCAGAGTTTCTCTGCCACCAAGGAGTTAACTTTGCTTTAGAAAGAAATATCGTTGGGTCCATATCAGTAGCTACTGCTTCTACAAGAAGTTCACCAAGTTTAGGATCTAACTTAAAGATATAATCAGGTAGGTCATACCAGAACTCTGTCTTAGCAAGAAGAGTATCTAGTGGAGTTTTAGTTCCGGCTAAGCGTGCTGCATTTTGTGAATCTGTGAAGCCACCTCCAGGAGTTACTGTAGGTGTTTCAACAGTCGCACCAGGTGTACTAGGCGCTGGCTTTGTTTTGCCTCCAGTGCTTGGCAAAGGTGTCTTAGTTAAAGCACCAGGCTTTACCTCAGGCTTAGCGCCTGCAACTACTGATGGTTTTGTACCAGTTGAAGTTATTGTTTGAAATCCAGGCACTGCAGTTTTAGTTAACTCTGCACGAGCTTCAATCTTATTAACTGCTCGCTTATTTATGGATGTCAATGCACCCTTGTAGTCATCTACAAGGTCTTCCATATCTGTTTTAATTTTTTCAGCAGCAGCACTTGTTGGGTCAAGTTGGAGATCAAGGGCTTCCTGTAATTTTGCATACTTGCCTTCAATAAGTTTTGCTTTTTCTTGGCCCTTTTTTGAGCGCTCTTCAGCAACAAACTTTTTTAAGACTGTATTAGCTTGCTTTAGATCTTCTTGTAATTTTTCTAATTCTTTTTGGTCTAGCTTGTAATCTCTTAAAGACTTTGCACGTAACTCTTCTGAGTAGTCAACACCTTCGGCAAATTTCTTATTTGTGTTAAGGCTTCTTTTAGCCGTAGAGATAGCACGTTCTATGCGGTCTACGTTTCCTTTAAGGCGGTTAAATCCTGCTTCAGCCATTAGCGACCACCACCCAATGCGTTCATAAATGTCTCATAGAAACCAAGGACCTTGTTAGCCTTGCCTTCATCTGTACCTGAAATTTGATCTACTAGGTATTGCTTTTCATCTAAACCAGCCATAGTTGTCTGTGTCTGCTTAGCACCCTTACCGTAGGTTGTTGTGCTTGCTGCTTTACCTTCAACAGCCTTAAGCATTGCTGAATACTTCTTGATTTCAGCAGCAGTAGCTTTGCGTCCCAAAGTATCTCTGATGATTGAATCAACTAATTGTTGTGCAGCCTCTGGCTTGTACTTAGTTACGCTAGTAACTGTAGTTGGGCCTGTATCTGTACCTGTGCCACCAAGTGAGACAGTCTCCTGTAGAAACTCATCGCGTCCCATAGGACGCACTGCGCTGATAGATAAGCGTGCTTCTTCTGCAGCAGAAAATGCTCTTTGCAAAGCAGGTGTATACTTATCAGTAATCTTACCCTTGTAGTATCCAGCCGCTTTGAGCAACTTGGAGTAACCAGTAATTAGTGATGGACTTTTAGCAACAACAGATAAGAACTCTGTATAATCAGAGGTAGTGTTAGATTGCTTCTCTTCAGGTGTGCGTGGAGTGATCTTCGCTACACTGCTACTTGAACCTACTGGCAATTTAGTCTCCTAACAATCTACCAAAGAGCACGTTATATGCACTCTGTGTGTTCTCATTAAACTCTGAAAGTTGACGCATTTTGATAATAGTTTCTTCCTTATTCATATTGATAAGGAACTGGCTACCGCCAATACCTTCAAACTGGTCCTTAGTTGCTTTGTATGAATTGTAAAGATCCATCATCTGACGTAACTTTTTGGTTGTCTCAGGTGCTGCCTTATATGCAGCCTTCTCATCTAGCATCTTCTGCAAGTCATTGAGTGCTTTCATACGCTCAATAGCCTTCTTGCCACCCTGTGCTAGTTCTTCCTGCACAAGTGGTCGTCCAGCCTTGAATACTGTTGCCCAGTTTTGAAACTCTGCACGAAGTTGTGAACGCTCAAAGTCTGTACCTACAGACTTAAGGCCTTCTTCGTATGTGTTCTTCTTCTCGTAGTAAGTCTGCATATCTGCTGCAGTCTGTACTTCACGCATAAAGTCAGCTACTGTCTTATTGGTACGAAGACCCATATCAGTCATAGTCTTGTAAGCATCCCAAGAATATCCAGCCTTGTGAGGAATAAGGAATGCTGCGCCCTGTGGATATTGCTTAAATAGTGATTCGTTATTATCAACGAAGTCGCCTGATTCCTTAGCGTAACGGAAATAAGCAACAGTTGAACGCTCTGATTCAGAGATAGTAAATGGCATCTGATCTGGATAGCGCTTGACCCATTCGGTCATCGCTGTGTCGTAATCACCATACTTGTCTAATAGTCCGTACCAGGTCTGCTTGAATGATGCTTCACCATTATCGCGTACCCAGTCAGCCATCTCAGACTTAAGTTGTACTTGAGCTGTAGCAGGTGCAGTAAAGCCATAAACAACACGCATACCTAGGATACCTAGTGTGGTGTTCTTCAAACGAAGACGGTAATCCTCTAGTTCTGCTGCGCTGAATGGGATGGGTACTTCTTGTCCATTAACTGTCTCATACTTTTGTACAAGTCCGTGTCCACCTGCTTCAAGATATGTCATAGCCTTACGCATAGCTGATGCGTACTGACCATCACGCTCATCTTGATTCATTGCTGAATAGATACGGTTAACGTGTGCTGGTAAGAACGCTGAAACCATTGGTTGGTCTTCTGCATACTTACCTAAAAGTGTAGTTGTAATGCGATCTGCGGCCCCTGGGCTAAAGATACCTACAAGGTTGGTTGCAACCTTGATTGAAAAACCAGATAACGGTCCTGCAAGTGTAGGAACTGCTGACTCTGGGTTCAGAGATGGTGTAATCATCTTGAGTTTTGCACCAAACTCTACTGGGAATGGTGTCTTAAACTCTGCTGGTACACCTAATGCCTGCATTGCAGCTTGAACTGCCTTGTAAACATACTGTGTACCAGGGTAAATGAAGTATGGCTCGCCCTGATCATCATTTTGTACCCAACCTGAGTGGGTTACACCCTCATAAGTAAGGCTTGCTTTAACAATAGCCTCTGGGTTGTAACGAACAACGCGGTACATACGACGATAGAAGTCTTCAGTAGCACGATAGAAGCGTGCAAAGTTACGGATAGAGAAAGCCATCTGGCTTTGCACTGCAGGGTTATCAACATAAGCCAATGTCTGCAAGCGTGCTCGGTCTTCTACAATCTCTGCTAGCTTTGTACGTGCATTAAACTCTGCTTTAGCAAGTGCTGTTGGGTCTGTAATACCCTTTTGGTATGATGCAATGAAAGCCTTTTCAAATCCAGACTTATCAAACTCTTTACGCATCTTAATCATCTCAGATAGAACCATAGGTTCACGTGATAGACGGGCATTAGCCTCACCTAACCAGTCCCAACCCCACTCCATCATAGATGTGGTGTAGTTACCAGTATCTGTAATAGATACCAACTGTGGTCCAACAATGTAATCTGGTACATCATCAATGTTTTTAGGCAAATCGTCAAGACCTAATTTACCAGTGATGCGGTATTCGCCTAGTTCATCATCCCAAGATCGCACTTTAGCCAGTAAATCTCTATTGAGTTCACCGTTCTTCTTAACAAATAGTTGTTTTGCTCCGTCATAGATGCGCTTTGCGTGTTCTTCATTGCTAATGCCACGCTCACCCATACGAAATGATGCAACTTGCTTAGCATTTGCTGGGTCATTAAGCCAAGCAGCTATCTTACCAATTGCAATCTCTGCATCATCTATACCATCACCAAGGTTTGCTACTGCAATGCGGCCTAACTTGTCGTTTGACCACTTGCCAATACTCATTACCCAAGCAACCTGAGTTGCTTCATTAGCAAGAGGTGCCATAGTTGTATAACTCTTAGCGCCTTTAGCACGTGTAACTTTGGCATTTGATAAGTTGTAAGTTAGTTCTGCTGTACGAACATTGTTTTTGCGAGCAAAATTTAATGTACGTGTAAAAGTATCAAGCCCAGTAAAGGCGTTCTTGCCACCTTCAACAACATCCATAAGGGCGTTATCTAGGTCACCAAAGAGAATCTGCTCTTGCAGATACTTACGGTCATTAACAGTAAACTTACCTAAACCTGTTTGGTCATAGAAGCGTGCTAACTTGCCCTCATTCAAAGCCTGTGCAGTAATTTGACGAATCTTAACTACATCGCCTTGTGCTGCTGCAATAGCTTGTGTGTAGTGTTTTGCTTCTTTATTATTAACAAAGCGAATAACCCCACCTAGCGGATCTTGTGCCGCCTTGCCTAAAGTAGTCAAGCCTTCTTCTACTTGGCGTGCTGTACGTAAACGAGTTGATAGAGTACGTGCTTTAAGCAAACCAAATGGTGACTCACCAATTGCAAGGTGGACCATTAAATCTTCTGTTGCGTTACGGATAGCATAACGAGGACCAGCAAGAGTTAAGAATGACCAACCTGTGGTCATCTTCTCTACCCAGTTAGAGTGTGCAAGTCCTGCAATCTGCTGGATAAGCCCTGAACGGCTTGATGCTCGGTCAATATCACGAACACTAAGAGTAGTTACTGAATCCGATAGGTCTGTTAATATAAGACCTACTTGCTCACCATCTGGTAGAGCTGCTGGATTGTATCCAGTACGTGGGTCGGTAACAGCAAACTGCATTTTAGGTCGTGACTTTAATTGATCTGCAATTACTTTACCTTCTTTGGTTACATTCAACCCGCGAATATCAGCGATAGTTGATTGTAAACCGTAAAAGATTTCTTTCTTGCGTCCTACTTCAGCATTATCAAATGCTTGTGCAATTAACTTAGATTCATTCTTTGGAAGAACCAAACGTGCATAACGATATACTAGTGATGCTCCATCTTTAGATGTAACATCAAATTGATTATTTTCAAACATAGGCACTTGTGAGAACTTAGCCTTAAAGCGGTCAATGCGGTACTGAACTTGTGCCATAGAAAAGCGTGCTGTTCCTTTAGCATTGCGATTAGCCTTGACTGTATTGACGATAGTTTCCTGACCGTCAATTACTGCCTTTGCAATACCGTCATCAGTTGCTGCTCCACCGAAGTAAAGGTCATCAACAAATCTAGGACCAATTTTATCTAAGTTAAATACTTTGTTAGCTGTAGTGACAGTGGTGATACGAGCCTTGCGTGCTGCATCTAAGCGTGGAATCATCACACGCTTGCGACCAATCTGGCCCTTCATCATCTCTTCTAGTTGCTTAGCATTTTCAAAGAAAGCCTTAGCACTAAGAGCATCTGTAATAGGCACAGCATCATCGGCTGAGTTAATAAAAGATTTGATTACTGGATCACCGAACTCAGGAGCAAGCGTTGTAAGACGCTGCTTAATAGCAACCGCTTCCTTTGTAGCGCCAGTATCAATAGCCTTCTTATAGGCTGCAAGGTCTGCGCCGTATGAATTCCAGAAGTTTTGTACTTGTGGACGTGCAAATACTTCAGCTACTTTATCTCCACCAACAACAACATCAACTGAATAGCGAGAGATGTCTATTAGACGCTTTGCTTTACCAGCAACAAGTAGCGGATCTGCAAGGATGCGATACGCCGCATCAAATGTACCTGATACTGCACGGTAGAAAAAGCCTGAACCCTCAACCTGTGCAGGTGTAATAAGGTTTGCAATCTGGCGACCAGGAGAGTACTTAGCAGCTTGTGCTGCATCTAGTGCATCTTGGAATAAATCATCTTTGTTCTGTGCAGCAAGTGCTGCAATCTGACGTTCTGAATCTGTACCAGATGATGCAATCTGGCTTAACTTCTCACCGGCTGCAACTCGCATTGCAACATTAACACGGTCTGTACCAAACTTTGTTTTAGCGTTCTCAATGCGACCTGTATTAAATACTTTATCGCCTTTGTCGTTTGCTTCAGTCCAAGCAAAGCCAAGTTCGCCACGTTCTGCAATAGGAATAACTGCTGCACGATATGCACGAGTTGTAAGATCTGATACTTCAGTAAGTCCTGCTAGTAATGCACCACCTGTGTAGTGCCAAGCAGTACCTAACCAGCCACGTTGTGGCTTAGTTACTGGGTCTTCTTCTCCAGCTACACGCTTAAGAGCAGATTGCTGTTGAGGTGTCTTTGAAGCATAAGCCTGCTGTGCAGTCTTTTGCGGTAAGTTAGAAAGTTCACGATGGACAGAAAGCGTTTTTGATAACGCTTCCATCTCTTTTTGTTCTGCAGGTGTTAACCCAGCAGCAGAAGCGGCAGCTTTGAAGTCAGCCAATTAGTCACCTCGCGCAACGGCCTGCTGATACAAGATGGCAATAGAACCGTCTGTGTCATATGGCAACATCTTTGCTAATGTGTCTGAAGTTTTTGTAATAGCTTTTTGCATCATTAGTGCTTTTGATGTTACACCCTTACCAATATCAATACCTGATTGAATTGGTTCATCTGGTCGTGTAGTTGGTGCAAATAATTCTGTTACTGGTCCTTGTTCAACTGCTTCACGCACATCTCCTGCACGGGCTGCACGGACATTACCAGTCTTGGCAAGCGGAGCGCCAGACTGAATAGCCTGTGTCTCTACGCCTTCGCCGTATGCTTTTGAACCTAATTCTAATTTGTCAGTACGAACTGAGAACTTGCCTGGACCTGATACGCCTGCTCTTGGGTTCATCGGTGCAGTTGTCATTTGTCCTCCTCTAATCTTTCTAAATCTGCTGTCATATCTTCCCACGCTCTATTAGTTTGGGTAAGATGATTTGATTGATAAATTGTTAACTCCATTAACTCACCTGTTAAAGTTTCAATAGATGATGCAATGTTGTGTATAAAGCCTATGCCTACTACAACAAAATCAAGAAAGCGCACTGGACGAGGAACGTATTTATCATCATTCATCGCCCAGTACACCCTCCGTTAAAAAGTTATTATCCCTTTTTGACTGCGTTTCCGCGTCGTCCTGCTGGCATCATTGATGGTACTACCTTGCCTGGTCCTGCTGGCTTGGAAGCATCTTTCTTGCCTTCAACTGGCTTTGACATAGGTGCTGCTGCACGAGATCCTTTATTCATATTACACCTCCTCTTGTTATGCTGCGCCGGTGATACCAGCTAGTAGTTGGGCTATATCGGGTTTTTGACCAGCAGCAGGGGCCTGACCAGCTTGTTCTTGTGGAGGTTGCTGCGAGGCAGGAGCGGGGGCCGCACCTGCTGCTGGAAGCTGTTGTTCCATACCTGGAGCCATAGGTGGCATCTGCTGGGCTGGAGGTGGTTCTGGTGTAAATGCTTTTTCAATTGTACTTTCTAGCGATTGACCCTTTTGGCGACCTTGGATAACAGATGCAATACGGGTAATGATTTCACTAGGGTCTTGACCTTGCGCTGCCAACGCTGGAATGGCCTGTGCATACTGAGCAACAGCCACCCGCAAAGAATCGCGCATTTCTTCGATATCAACACGTTGTTCCTCCTGCGTAACATTTAAGTCCATAGGAATCTCACGACGTACATAGTCACGAGATACGAGCTTATCTGAACGCATTTGTAATAAAGCAATAATGGCACGGTTAGGATCCATACCAGACATAATTCCGTAGCGTACATCTACGCCGTACTCACCCTTGATGTCACGAGATGGTGTGTACTTTAGAACGTAAGGTGTTCCGTCATCTGTTCCCTTGATGGTCTTTGGAATACCACCAAATACTTTCTCATCTGCTTCAAAGCAAACAGAGATAAGTTCTTGGAACATACGAGCAAATTGTGCTTGTGCTGCCTTGATCTGTGTATCAAAGCCTGCTTGCAGGGCTTGTACACCGCGACCTGTAACTACTGATGCGTCAATGTTACCTGAACGAGATTCTGGATAACGAGCACCGAGGCGTAGTTCACGCTCTAGTACGCCGGACTCTGTAAAGACTCCAGGTGGTAGTTCTAATGAAACACGACGAATACCTTGTGGATTAGCAGAGCGCATAATGGAATCTGGACCAAGTGCCAACTCTTGCACATCTTGTGGGATAGCAATAGGTGCTTGGATAGATTTTTCTGCAGCTTGAATCTGTAGGATTGCAAAGCGAGCACGGGCAAGCTGAACTGATAGAACATCATCAAACTGTCCACGTGCTTCACCATCAAGGGAGGAACGCATAATGACAGATGCCATTGGTCGTCCTAAGATATTTGGTGTACGTGATAGAACTAAGTTCTTTCGCTCTGGTAAGTAGAGCAAGTCTTGGTCTTTATCGTGGTACTTGACCATTGAGATATAAGGAGAAGAAAGGCCGTACTGGTTTCGCCCCAAGATTAAATCGTAATACTCTGGGTATTGGGCTGCTAATGTCTCAGCATCGGTAACGATGACCTGCATAACAGATAGCACACGACCATAACGATCTAACTCTGGGTAAGTACCGAATGGGTTGAGCATACGAATACGAGGATTGTTGTCCTCAAAGTCCATCTCAACCATACCGATACCAAGACCGTAGGTGTTATACCAGTCTGCGGCTGTGTACATCTGCAGTTGTAGGTCAGAGTTTGTTACATAAAAGTTTGCAATACGAGTTCTAGTATCTGCAGCTTTCCGTGCTGCATCTGAAACCATATTGGTTGCTGAGCAGTTAAAGGATGGCAGTGGTGCCATTGCTTCTGCTAAGTCACGTGCTGCGACGTCAATGAAGTTTGCAACCAGAGGCTTTGGGTATTCCTCTGAAAACATTGCTGGGTATACCTTAGAGATATCACCCTGACGCACCGAGAGCACATCACGCATACGTTGATCTCGCGCTGATGAGCGCGTACGTAAGCGTGCTAGCTTAGCGTCAACTTCTTTGACTGATAACAATGTGATTCCTTACTTGTTTACGTTGCCGCGAAGACCGCCGCCAGTACCGAGTGAACCTAAGCCGCCACGCATACCGCCACCAGTACGTGGTGTGCGAATCTTAGGTGCCTTGCTTGTAGCACGGGTTGTTGGAGACTTTGGTTTAGTTTTTGTTGTTTCTGCTTTTGCTTTTGCTTTAGCAGCTTCTTCAGCCTTTTTTTGCTTGTCTAATTCTTTTTGCCAAGCTGCCATTTTTTTCTGCCAAGCAGGGGTTGCCTTTATGGTTTCAATATCTTTCATTATCTGTTCATATGAACGTGCCATTAGGAATCCTTACATTCTCGCAATAAAATTGCTATCTGGTGCCTTGCGCTTCTGTGTTTCTGCCTTGGCCTTCTTCTTGCTATCGGCTTTAATTTTTTCTAATCCTTTTTTAAGTCCTGCTTTTTCTTTTGGGCTTAAGGTAGTGCTTTCTTTTGCTTTATTAACTTTATCTACAACTGCCTTACCTTTTTTGTAAAGACCTGGGTATTTCTTATCAATACCTTTTTTAGCATTTACTTCAGCCTTCTTAACACCTGCAGGTGATACCTGACGCTGGTATTCTTTTACAGCAGCAGGTCCTGTAAGTGGCTTAGCCTTTGTAGTTGGCTTAGGTGCTGGCTTCTTCATTTGTGCCATTGTATCTCCTTAGATGAACGTGCGGTCTTTCTCTGCGAGCAGTTCATCTATGTTGATAACTGTTCGTTTGCCTACCTCGTGTCGAGATAGGAAAGGGTTTTTCATATGGTGGGTCTTGTGCATTCCTTGGTTGAGCATCTCACGTGCTCTAATCTCACAGAACCACAGAGCCATCACCATATCGGTCTTGCCTTTAGTACTAGGCGACCACGTAATCAATTGCTCAATAAGCGCCTTAACGTTTTCAGTTTGATCTGAAGGTAAGTGAATAAGGTTATCGCGGTGGTGTTTTCCATCGAATTGCTTGGTGCCGAACAAAGTTGACATTGATGCAACACCAAAGCCGGAGTCCCACTTGTTGGTTCCAGTATGGTGTTCCCGCAGTAGCACTCCTCGGCTGGCCAAGTTTGCACGGATACCTTCATCCTGAGTTAAGAAAGATTGAAATGCGTTCTTCTCTACTATCCACTCACTAGGTGAGTAGAGGGTAGTCCAGTCAAAGATTAGCTGACGGATTGCAGCAGGCGTTGGCCTAGTAATTTTAATAGCATCAACAATATAGCGTTTATGTGTAGCCCTATCAACAGCGTAACAAACGACGGCTGTATCACCAACCATAGCGGGATCAAGACCACAAATAAAAGAAAAGCCGTTGACATCACGCGGATGGCCTGGGTTACCAGGAACCAAACGACCTGCTTTACGCATACCATCTATAGAGCCTCGCACACATACTGGGTCAAAGATGGCATCATCTGAGATATCTTGTTGTTGATACACCAAAGCCCAAGTACTTGCATCCATAGCTTGGCGTTCGTTGTAAAGGTTGCGACCATTCCATCTAGGATAGAGGCCGTCCTCATCTTTATCAGATTCCATCTGACCATCAAAGGGGGCATCGCTAGCCGGCCAGAGGGTTTCCCACTTGTCGGGGTCATTGTCTGTAGAAAGCAGAGCTGGCATTGCAAGGTAGGTCCAAGGGACAAGGCCGCCTGGGTAGCGGTCTTCGGAGCGTAGCTCCTTGTATAGATCTACTGCAGAGACTCTAGTACCAATAATAATCAATTTACCAGTAGGGTTCAAACGAGAGCGCACGTCCTGGGTTAGCCAACGGATTTGCTTCTCAAACTCGTTAGCGTTCTTCAAAGTTACTGCGTCATCTACAATAATCATATCTGCACGCTTACCGTAAATCTGACCACCGATACCGACGGCTTCAATGTTCGGGTCTTTTTCACTAGACTCACGTAGCTCATCACCGAAGGTGACACGGGTAGCCTGCCACGAGGCAGATTTTGAGTTAAACCCTACGCCAGCAGCGTAAGCCTGTTGGAGTGCTTCATAATTTGGATGAGTCAGGCGTTGCTTGATGGCGTAGAGAAAGTCTGCAGCTAACTGCTGCGTTTGAGATACGATGAGTACTCTAAAGTTAGGGTTCTGACAAACCTGCCAGGTGACGTAATCAATGGTCACAGTCATAGACTTGGCGTGGTTGGGCGGAATGTTCAAAAGGATTCTGTTATTAGCCAGACCCTTTTCATACTTCATAGAGGGATGTAGCCAACCAGGTTCTCTACCTTCGATTACATCTATCAGATTCTGCTGGTGTGGGAAAGTGCGGGAGTGTAGGTACTTTTGGCGGAACTCGGAAAAGTTAAGGTCGTGTACATCAGATGCTGCAAAGGACTTGTCCTTCAACCCAAGGCGTGTTCGGTCAACCTTGTCAGTAAAGATCTTGTCAGTTCTACGATAGTACTCGTAGGTCTTCATTGATTTACCGGCGGATGTACAGGCGGCCTCAAT